TCACCAGCTTTTTGTAATTCTATAATCAGACCTTTTAGTTTTGTAGAAAGTTTTCTTTTCTTTCCAACTGTAATACCAGCTTGTTGTCCCTCTACACCCATCTGCTCCATGAGTCTTTGTATGTCAGCTAATCTTTCAAAGTTGCCTTTCTTACCTGCAAGGTTAGCCTGATTCTCTAAAAATTTTTGTATGCCTTGATTGTAAGGAGATATGTCCAAAAACAAAAAATCTGGATTGACACCTTGACCGATAAATTTTTCTGGATCAAATCCTATTTGTTTTTTTGCACCTTCTCTTTTTGGTGGTTTTAATTTTGATTTTTCAAAAGTGTGTGCAATTTGCACAGACGCTCTATCACCAGCTTCTTTTGGAAATACACGTTCAAGAAAAGGTCTTATCAAAGGTGATACTACTTTTCGAACATCTTCTATCTTTTTAAATTGATTAAATAATTTTTGTGCTGGATTAGCTAAGTCAGTTGGATCTCCTAACTTAACAGTATCAAATAAAGTATCTAAATCTGTTAATGGTAATGTTTCATTTAAAAATTCATAAAATTTAAACTTAGGATTTTGTAATAAATCTACTTGACCAACAGACGTAGCAGTTCCAAGTATGTCTTCCGGGTCATACAATGAAGATACTGGTTCATTTGGAAAAGCATCTCTAAACTTTGTAACTAGTGCAGATCTTTTTGCAGCCGCCTCTCCGCCTTCTATGACTCCCAAAGTTTCGTCACTGTATTTTAATCCTCCTACTTCTTTACCACTTTTTGCTAAGTAATTATTAATTTCTGGTTTTAAAACTTTCAGAGTAGCAATAATTGTTTTTTTATTACTATCAGACATATCTAAAAATTTATCAGGAAATTTTTTCATTAGTTCATTATAAAAAGTAACAGCTGGCATAACTATTGGTGTATCCGATTTCTGCTGTAATTCTTTAGCAAGTTTAACAGCGCTTTCAGCTAAGGCTGTGTTTTGAATTAATGTTTTTTGAACTATTGCATCATTACCTGCTACGCTTGAGCGTTTTTGATTATACGTTTTTATTTCTTGTGATTTTTCTTTCGTAATAAATTCACCCTCTAATTGTTTCATGTCACGGTTAACACGTATATCTTTTGGTGGGTAACCAGCCTTTGATCTTTCTTCTTCAAATATTTTAACAATAGGATTAGGTCCTTTTGTATCTGCTTTACTTAAATCAATTTATTTATTCTGTTTGCAATTTTTTTCTTAACGTCAGCAGTCAAAGGTGCATTGAATGGTTTGGTAACTTCTGGTGCATCTGCTTTTGGTTTTAAAGTTGGCGAGTCTACTGTTTTACCAAACATTAATGATTCATCAAAATCCCTTATAGGTAATACATCAGCCTGCTCTTTGATACCTGGTGCTGCTCTTTTCTTTTTTTGTTTTGGTTTCTTAGCGTAACGTAAAAATACATTCTGCTCTCCACCAAGAACAGGTTGTAAATCTTTTATTAAGTCTTTTGCTTCTGCATCAGACATTTGATTAACGATAGATTCATCGTTAGCTAGATCGATAACACTTTTGTTTGAGCCTGAGCCAAACTTTTTGATACCAAGTTTTACTAATTGTTTAACGCCAGCGCCTAAACCAACAACGTCAAGAACATCGATAGGTAGCATAAATATTCCTATTTTTTCCTCCATTGTTAAGTCTTCATGAGGAACGCCCTCAGCTCTTTTTTGATAGCCACTTTGCTGTGCCCCGTACATGAACTCTCTAAACCTATCAAAATCTTCTTTGATAGTTCTTGGTTGATAACCCATGTCCCTAAGGATATCACCACGAGGATCTTGATATCCAAGCATTTGTGCTGCTTGTGTTTTATTTATACCCATGCGATTTAGTATGTCTTCACGTTCAGCAGCTATTTCATCTAGCTCTGCTTGTCTTTCATCTGATGGTGCTAAAAAATTGTAGACGCTAGATACACCACGTAGAAATGTTTCATCGCCTTGAGTCGCGGGCAACGGCACTGTAACCTCTAACCCTGGTTCAAAAATATCTACGTCATCTACCATTAATAATATTCCCTTTGTTCAATATATTTTGGTTCATCTATGTAATCTGATTCTAGCTGGATAAAATTACCCTGTCTGAATCGCAACAGCGCCTGTGTTGTTGAGTCGACTAAATCGTCATGGTCACCATAAGGGAAAGCCGCGCATTCTTCAACCACTTCTTCTGCCCAACGATCATCGGTGCACCACACTTGGCCAGCCTCAAAAAGTGGTGCAACCGAATTAACACGAACATGCTTATCATTACCTTTACTAGGTGTATAAGTTACTACGGGAATACCCACTTGTCGTAGTTCATGTGTCAGTGGCATACCAGATGCTTTAGCTTCTATCAAGATTGTCTCAGGTTCCCAGTATTGATATTCATCTAATGCTATTTGTTTTAGCTCGGGAAAATCCCAACGGCCCTTGCGCATCGCTAAAAGTATAATGTTTGGTGGGCCGTGTTCCACGGGCCGAAAGACGCCCCACGTGGTTATCGCAGAAAAGTCAGCGGTTTCTTTTTTACTGAAAGCTGTATCGTAAGATTGTATTACATGCATGAGCTGTGGTATTTCTTCTTTTGACCATACTCTCCACCACTCACGTTTAATAATAGATCCCTCTTCTGACACAGGATTTTGTTGCCACTGTGCTTGCCATTTCTGCTCGGACAATGAAGCTTTAACACCCTCTAATTCAGATAGTTTCCAGAACTCTGGCCACATCGGTTCATCGTTAAGTATTGCAGGAAATTCTACAACCTCCCACTGATCTGCATTTTCGTTAGATTGATTGTTCATTAGCTTACCTGTCAAATCTTTTGTAGACCAACGAGTCATGACAATAACTATTGAGCCACCAGGCTGTAGACGTTGGCGGGGGCCCGAGGTGTACCATTCGTAAGCATTGTCTAACGCTGTTTGTGATAATGCGTCTTGCTCCGAGTGCGGATCGTCAATAATCAGTAAGTCTGCACCACGTCCAGTTATTGCACCACCTACACCAGCCGCAAAGTATTCACCCCCTTTGTTTGTTGTGAAACGACCCGCTGCCTTTGAATCTTGAGATAGTGTTACATTGGGAAACACAGTTTTAAATTCATCTTGGTCAAACAAGTTTCTAACCTTTCTACCAAAGTTATAGGATAGCTCAGCTGTGTGAGTTGTTTGTATAATTTTTAATTTAGGATTCCTGCCCATCATCCATGCAGGAAATAAATTAGATGCAAACTCAGACTTTGTATGTCTCGGTGGCATGTTTACAATTAATCTTTTAATCTTTCCACGTGAAACATCTTCTAATTTTTGTGCAAAAATTTTGTGATGTGAACCTGCAATAAAGTCTGGCCAAACTTTTTTTACAAATAGTAGGAAGGAGGAACGGGACTCCTCTGCCATTTTTATTTGCAAATTCCTTAATTCATATTTTAATAAATCAGTTGGGATTTTTTCTGGAATCATAAAAAAGTTATATCATACTCTCTGTTTGTGTAAAACTTACACTTTACACACACTGCACAGCAACAGGGCTAATTGGGTGTGGTGGGGGGTCGAGATACTAGATATGGTGTTTTTGGTCGGTTTTAAGTACCTAACCTGACTGGTACACTGGTGATATCACCAGGCAGCAGCGTTAAATTTTCCAGGCAGCAGGTGATTAGACATAAAAAAAGGGCGGATAAACCGCCCTTGTACCAGCCCTCGAGGGTAACTTACCTTCTTGGTAAGTGTTCGGCTAGTTTGGACATGATACGTTGACCCCATTCCTTGACATAACTCGGACAGTTAGGATCAAGGATAATAGTTTCAACTTCACTCTCAAGAACTTTATAAAGTGCTTTCCAATTAATATTATCAACATGCTGTTGATTAGTAATCGGTTGGTCTGTTGTATTAGTTACACCGAACTGTTGGCTAACTAATTGCAACTGACGAGATAAGTAGTCATCATTATCTGGCATTGTGATTTCTCCTTTCTAATGATCTTGTACTCCCATTTAATTTTATAATCAAGAACAATCGAAAACTTTTTTCACACCACGCAACTCCGTCTGCAACTCCTGTTGCTATCCTTATACTATTATACTTTGACGAGGGTAACAATGGGTAATGGAAATGGGCGACCGAAGTCGCCCAATACTACATAGGCAATTTATCGGTACTATGCAGTAAGCTTGAAGTCAGCTACTTCTTCAATAGTAGCTTTCTTATTTCTATTAATTGTATTTGTTTGATTAGGAACAGCTTGAACTGTTTTATATGAAATAGGAACTTTGCATTTATGATATTCCAACTCGCCTAGCTTTTCTCTAATAAGCTTGTTATCAATCTTTGCACTGATCTTTTCATTAACATGAATAGAGTAATCTTTACCATGTAATAGGTTTGCGTTTTCACTAATAGCTAGATCAATGATTAGATCTTTGTTTACTTTAAGAAAGTCAGATAAAACTTTCTGCATGTTTAACGCACGACCATAGGCATCTACGATTGCTTGTTTATTTCTTTTACTTACACTAGCTTTGCTTTGATGAGCTTTTTCTAGCACTTCTAATATATTAACTGCTTTTGACATTATAGTTTCCTTTCGTTCTTTCTAGTTAATGATCCCTTTATATCCCATTTAATTATACCTGTCAAATCTTTTTTTCCACACGAACTTCTGGTACGCCGTGCGGGGACTCTCCTTCCCTTACACTATACTACAGGGGTAAACGGCATCAATGGAAATGGAATGGATCATCCCACGAAACTCCGGAAGGTTAAGTACGCTACCAGCAGCACAAGCGCTGCGTATGGATGGTGAGCGGCAGCCAGTAATGCAATGGCCCAAATCATCAGGCCATACCAATCATCTCTGACATCCTCTGCCATGCAGGTTCGTCAGGCTTCAGCTCCAGCTTAGCACCGTCCATCCAATCCATGAACCAATATTCAAGGCGATGGATTTCTTTGTTCTCGTTTACAAATGCACGGAGCTCGTCGCTGGGCCCGCCCCAAGAGAACTGCCAACGCCAGTATCCCTCCAGCTGGTCCGTGAATGTATGCGGTTCTACATAGTCAAACCCGAGTCCTTCAAATGTCCACGGTTCTTTTAAATCTTCTTGCCTCAGTCTCCACTGTTCATGAATGCGCTCTGCGCATGTCTTCTCGTAATCTTTCTTTAGTGCTTCAGTCATAGTTTCTTCCTTTCTAGTGCGCAGGGACGCCAGACGCCCTTACAAGATCAATCTGGATTAACCAGGAGCTACCTGGCTGGGCTCGTCCCCTAATAACTATATAGTCCCATCTTATTCGATAGTCAAGAGCAAAATGAACATTAAGTTCCACAACTCTCCCAGCAGGGTGTGCCGTCCCCTATCCCTTATATACACACGAGTGTCAGGATCTTCACCGATGGAGATGGAGAACTGGTGAGCTGCACCAGCTGCGGGGACTCATCCCTCTCTATGTACTTTGGGTGGGCTGCGCTTGACCAATGGAAAATGGAGAGTTCAGCAGGTGATCCACCACACCTTCCCAGGCAGGGGCTGCCAGGGGCCATCCAACCCTGTAATGGGGCGCGGATTTTAGGGTAATGGACGATGCAGAATGGAGCAAGTAGCACGGAAATATGTAGAGTGCCCTCTCCCCGAGGTGCTGAAGCATAATAAATGAGCGTCCCCCGTGCAAAACATGGTTAAAATTCCACGCTTTTTGAAAGGGCGATATCGAAATAGAGTAACTCTCAGTAACTTTTAATTCAACAAAAACAGTCCTGCCTTCTGAGATCCCGTGCAAGTCTGGTATGCCTTGTCCTGCCCAAGATTCTATGCGAGTCCAATGGATTAAATGACCTGTGTTCTTCTTAATTACATTCCAAAATTTAGTTTCTTTTTTCAAATGGTGATCCCAGCAAGGCTCGAACTTGCGACCCATTCATTAAAAGTGAATTGCTCTACCATCTGAGCTATGGGATCAGAACGGCCAACCAATAAAATAATACATAGCCCAACCAAACAATATTATCTTCCAATGAAATATTACAGCTATTCCTAAAAGCAATACAAGTATCTGCATCATGGCTGTAACCTCATCAACTCTTGTAGCTTCCAATACCACAAAAGACGAAACTCAAAATTCTCAGCTGTAATCATAGCATGTCTTAACCAACCGACACGATTCCAAAACAATTCTTCTGTCACGATTTATTCTCCTCTTCTTCTTTTAAACATGGATTACATAAAATGTATTCAACAGGTTTAAAACCAACGCAAATATATCCACACTCTGGACACTCTAAAGTTCTATCACTATTGATAATCTCTTCTCTAGTTTCCACTACATGCATAACTTTCTCCTTTTTGTATTATATAATCCCAACTAATTTTATAGTCAAGATTTATTTTCTAATTCTTTTATCTCTTCAAACGAACTGGTAATACTATATTGTTCTTTCAACTCTTGAAGCTTCTTCTCTACTTCCTCACGATTCATTGAATCAATAGTCCCAGTCAAGATCTCTTTCTTGTCAACATACAAACCAGCTATCTGACCCCGCCTGGTCTCTGCAGCTACAGCAGCATTATAATTACCAGCAGCTGAGGCCTGATCTCTAATGCGGGCTAATGTAGCTAGAGATCTTTCCTGACTACACTTGTACCTTTCGACCAATGCGCGTCTCTCTTGGTCAATGGCTTTTGCAACCAAAGGATAAGCTTCTGGATTTTGTAACTCATAAGCTCTCTGCTTTGCAGATGACCTGGCATAACCTGCCTCTGTTGCACACTGTGTTGCTGTTTTCAAACCTTCAGAATGGACAAGCAATAATATAAACTTTCTTTGTTTGTCTGTTATTTTTCTGTCAAACAATAAATCTGACAACGGTTCTGGTAAATTAATCTTTTCAGTAGATGTTTCTTCTGTCATATCTCTATATTAATGGAAAACCTGTAAAAATCGAGTTATTTTTGTAAAAAGGTTACTTCTGGTTACCTGT